ATATTTGGAACATTGGATGTAGTAGTAACTGTAACCGTAGCTCCTTAATAACGTGAACGAAGTATTTCTTGGGGTAATTGCTCAAATGCTCATGGACGAGAAAATCCGTGAGGGTAAGTCTGAATACGTGGAGGAAATCCGTGAAATTGCGGAAGAACTTGAACCACATTTTGACGAGGACTACCCTAAGAAATTGCTTCGGGTTCAGCATCCCGGTGAGCAGCCTTGGATGCGGTTGTATCGCAAGGAACGATGGCAACCAAAGACCAGAACGGCAACCGGAAGAGTCTTTACAACACTTCAGAAAATCCAACAAGCTGATGACTTCAAAGTCCAGTTCAAAGAGGATTTCAAAGAAACGGGAATCGCTGAGACCAACCCAAAAGGGTCGTTGAAAAACTATCTGATGTACGACTTGCCTCTGTACGGGTCAATCGAGACATTCGTTTTTTCAATTGGTTTATGTAAGTACCTGGAGAACCCAAATGCCGCAATATTCATCGGGCCTGATATTGAATCATGGATCAAAGAGCCATTGAACCAAGGGGCTTTAATCAACTTTGAAGAACCATTCCCTCAGATATTTGAAGAAGAGGACATACTTTTCAAAGATGAATACACTCTGATTGTCAAATTGGATCAGTACAAGGCCAAGGACATAAACGGGAACTACATGAAGTGGGATCAGTTCCTGACCATTACTGAAATGGGCTTGGTTCTAACCCGTCAGATCAAGCCCTACGCAAAGGATGTTGACCCATTTGACCAATACTTCATCGACCATGATTTCAAAGCGTTTCCAGTTGTAACGGTTGGCTCTGTGATATACGAGGTTGAAGATGGTCAATTGGTTTACAATTCAGTCCTCACGCCTTGCCTTCCTGCGTGGAATGATGCTCTATTCATGAATGATGACTTTCTTGTCAACAAGGCTCTCCATTCAAACCCAATCTTCTGGCGATACAAGAACTCACCGTGTAAGACCTGCAATGGCACGGGAATGCGGATCAATAAGAGTGATAACACTCAATCCACTTGCAACACGTGCAACGGTAACGGTCTGGCCTCTGAGGGTAGTCCGTTTGCATCTATTGAAATCAATTTACAGAAGAAGAACGCAACGAATCCAGATGTTCAGACTCCAACGGGTGCGCCTGCCGGATATATCCAGTTGGACATTGAAGCGTTGAAGTTCCAAAAGCAAGAGATTGATGATGACATTTACAGAGGCTTTCAGGCCATCGGTCTGGAGTTGCTTGCCAATGTTCCTGCGGCCCAATCTGGAATCGCTAAACAATACGACCGAAAGGAAATCAATACGTTCTTTTTTCAGGTAGCGATTCATTTTGGTTACCTGATTGAAAAAATGTCTGAATTGATATTCCTGCAACGCTATGCCTCTGAGATTGACAACGGATTGATCAACAAAGACCAGATAAAGGCAAACATTCCGACCGTTGTAATCCCGACCGACTATGACATCATTACCACCGAGGTGCTATCAGCTAACCTATCTGAGTCAATCAAATCAGGCTTTGACCCGATTATCACAAACGGATTGACAAGGCAATACACCGAGAAAGTATTTGGTGAAAATAGCTATCAATTGAAGTTGCTAAAAGCCAAGACAATCATTGACCCTCTGCCCTACATGACGAGTGAGGAGAAGTTAGTCCTGAAAGATTCAATGGGTTGTAGTGAGTTGGATTACGTAACATCAGCCTACCTTCCGGCCTTTGTGAATCAGTTGTTAGAGGCTGATATGATGTGGTTGGACAAGGATCGTAAGATTCAACGTGAAGATGTGCGTAAACTCGCACAAGACAAACTTGCTGAAATCAAGGCAAGCATCATTCCGATTATGCCAATTGGTGGGTAATGATTTCAGACAAACAACTTGAGATAATCCGCAGGATTCAGACTCTTCAGGCTGAACTGGAGAACGGCATGAATTCCCGATTACCGGAAATCTTCAAAGGTTTGTCCGACCAGGTTATTGAACTAACCAACGATCTGCCACTTGACCCAAAGAAACGGGCCGCAAATATCAGGGCCATCATCGGCCTGAAAACACAATTGACCAATGTCATTGTCACCAATCCTGAATATGTCAGAGAGGTTGGTCGGGTTCTGGATGGATTCAAGGATTTGAAGAAGCTGTCTGACCTTTACTTTTCGGAACTGATTGACGGGTTTAATGCGAAAGAGGTGTTGTATCAGGAAATCCTCAAAGCCAATGTTGAAATCACAAAGGATATGCTTTTGGGGTCTGGCATCAGGAATAACTTTGCGAATGCCATACAAGAGACCTTGTTAGCCAATGCAAGCGGAACGACCAATAAAACCCTATTGCAAAAAACAATGAGGCAGTTTATTGAAGGAACTGAAACAGAGAAGGCGTATCTGAATAGATATGTTTCACAAACGACCAACGACAGTATCATGGCCTTTTCACGGCAATACAACCAGACAATTGCAGAGGACTTAAATTTGCAGTACGGGTATTATAGTGGTACGCTCATCGGGGATTCACGTTCTTTTTGCAAGGCCCGTGCAGGTCGTTACTTCAAGAAATCGGAAGTGGAAAACTGGGCCAATCTTGGAAATTGGGATGGACGTTCGAAAGGCACTACAAAATCCACAATCTTCTCATTATTAGGGGGTTACAACTGCCGCCACGACTATTTTCCGATTACTAAAACTCAATATCGGGTAGCTGAACAAAGAGGGCTAACCGGATTGAAGTAATTCACCTATTTTTACAAAAAAATTAAGCCATGAACATTTGCCTTCAAGACTTCATCGGATTACGGGGTTGCTCGACTGTTGAACCAGAATCAGGGGTGTACATCAATCAGTATCCGGGAATGAGTACGGAACTACTTGACAAGGTTGCATCGTCTGATCAAGTGACCTTTGCCCAAGTCTGGAATGATGTTCAACAGACGGCTTATCTGCAACTGAAGACGGGTGTTCAAAAGGCATTGAAGGACTTTGCGTCTGCCCGATTGGATCAGGTTCTATTCCAGACTTCCAAGTTGTTTGTTCAACAATGGCAACAAATCAATCCGGTTCCGGCAGAAGCGATTTACAAAGGTGTATTCACATCAATTGCCGGATCGAAGTATGCCGCCTTGAGAGTGAAGAAAGCATACATCTACAATTCCGGCAATGTGGCCGTTGATAATGTGGTGATCAAGTTCTTTCAATGTCAAGACGGAACGGTGCTTTATCAAAAGACGGTGACGGTTCAACCAGGGGCGAACTTCATCACTATAAACCAAACCTTCAATCTGGTCTTCGACAAAATCAACATTGCCATGCTAGTTGATTGCACAAACCTCCCAACCTTGACGGGTCAATTCATTGATAATGGTTCTTGGAACTGGCAGGGGATGGATGCCCAATGTGCATCTCGTTACTATTCATGGTTGAATACTTCCGGTTTCAATATCTTCCCGGTCACGGCCCCATTAAACTACGGTTTAGGTCAAGACTGGAACAATGATTGGAGTCAATCGGCCATCTACTGGGATGCTGAACTGCTCTGCTCTCTGGATGCCTTTATCTGCGGTCAGCGTGAATTCCTTGTCGAAGCATGGGGCAATCTATTATCGGCCTCAATCCTCCGGTTTAAACTGGGATCACAAAGGGTGAACTATTTCACCCAATCGAATCGGGAATTGACTGAACGGGCTTATGTGTCCTTTGAGGACGGTTATAAAGAAGCCCTTAACAATTGGGCTGAACAGTTGAACCTTGCCAATGAGGGGTTGTGTTTCGATTGTGAAGATCAGGCCATGATTTCGACATCTGGCAGACGGCCATAAAAAAACCGGACTAAAGTAGTCCGGCCTTTCAGCACTTTTATAAACCAATTAGAATTATTCTTCAATAATAACCCATTCGGCCTTTGGGTTCCAAGCATGGTACATTACCCTTTCGGCCTTAATTTTGGGGATTGCTTGGTTGTTTAATTCCGTGTAGTGAATTGCAAATAGGTTGTTATTCACCTGATTGAATATTACTACATAACCATACTTTTCAAAAAGGTGCATTCCGGCAGCAAATGAAAATCCGTATTTATTGGTTCCATCCCATGTGTAACCATCTTCATATTTCAATTTTAATTTCACATCAACCGCCAAAGT